CCTTGCTCTCACCCACGGCCAGCGTGGCAGTTCTTTCAAGAGGGCCGCATGATGAAAACATTCCAAGTTGCTCTTCCAGAAGCGTACGCACTGAAATGCGCTCGACGTGAAGTTCACCGAGATGCCGGCCGGCTTGGTGCTCGCCTGCCTCATCGCATGGCGCGTAAGTCCGGAGTGGATTTTTGCGTGTTCAGTTTTCCATCAGAAAGGCGCATGAGCGTCTTCATGGGTCGTCACGGTGGCAAGCCTTTTGGTGACGGCAACTGGGAACGGATCGTCGTTCGGTAATCAGCATGCCCAGGCCTACGTCTTATGAGAAAATTGGCGAGTTCACTTGCATCGCCGACTTGGAACCTTGGGCTGTCCTTTGCGGCCTTTGCGCTAGATGCGGTCATGTTCGAGACTTGAACATTGGTGAAATTTGCCGAAAAATCGGACCCAATGAGTTTCTCAAAACTCATCAATGGAAGCTGCGCTGTGAAGATTGCACCATGAAGGGTGAAAGCGAATTCGTAGTCTATCGAGCGCCGAGGTAAATATGTCCGGATATAAGTCTGAAAGCGGTGTCGCTGGAACAAGCAGTAAAAGGTTTGAGCATTGGTGTGACGCGGACGGATGCGAAGCTTGGGGCACCTACGGTTACAAAACCAAGTTTGGGCAGCTGTGGTTCTGCTACGAACACAAGCAGCAAGGCGAAGACGCGCTAGCTGGACGGAAGTGAAAGGTGCCCTATCCTAATCAGATCAGGAGGAGCGCATGTGCAATCTTTACAACCTCACTACGACACATGAAGCCATGCGCCGTCTGTTTCCAAAATTCGGCGATATAACGAACCGTGTTGATCCGCAGTTAGATGTCTATCCAGACTACCCAGCCCCGGTCCTGCGCAACATGGCAGATGGTGAGCACGAGCTTGCACATCTTCGGTGGGGAATGCCGACGCCGCCTATGTACGTGAAGGGCGAAGCTGACAGCGGCGTAACAAACATTCGTAACCTCACCTCCCCTCATTGGCGACGCTGGCAAGGCGTTGAAAGCCGCTGCGTTGTGCCAGCCACATCATTTTCCGAATATGGACAAGAGCCAGATCCAAAGACGAAACGTAAGCCGTTGCACTGGTTCGCTCTAAACGAAGAAAAGCCGCTCTTTGCCTTTGCTGGCATCTGGACGACATGGAAAGGTGTAAGGAAGAAGAAAGAAGGCCCCGTCGAGGTCGATATCTTTGCTTTCCTGACTACCGAGCCCAACGCTGTGGTAAAGCCAGTTCACCCGAAGGCAATGCCGGTAATTCTCCGCACGACCGAGGAGATTGACGCGTGGTTGCGTGCGCCATGGGATGAAGCGAAGGTAATGCAGAAGCCATTGCCGGATGAGGCCTTGCTCGACCTGACGCCAAGCAATGACAATAAGGAAGAACAAACTAGTCTGTTTTGACTGCACCGGTAGGAACCGATGCAAATAATTAGTCACTCAGGCACATATACCTCAACCATGATAACGGTGATTGACTCTCAATCAAAATGAGAACATTATGGGAACATCCGAAGCGGAGACGAATTAGAAAGACTCATGGCAATTAAGTTTACGAACACCCCTGTCCGCCCAGTAGAACCAAAAACAGGTAAAGCCAAAGGTTCGAAAAAAGCAGGTGGAACGTCGAACCGCGATAATTCTGATCTCGACAAAGACACCAACGGGAAGTGACCTGAATGGCTAATGCGCGTCTTATCGTGGTTGCTGCCTTTGATAAGAATGATGACGGTGAGCTCGTTCCTGCATTCGATCCAATGTCGTTTGAGACCGAAGGCCGTGCAATGAAAGCTGCGACCAGCCTTGAAGGAAAGCATTCGGGGATTGTCGCTTGGAGCCGGGAAGCAGATCCAGATATCGGTGAATATGGACCTCCAGCCATTATTTTCCAGTTTGGCGAGATCCCCGACATGGAATAATAAGACGCCTCAAACCAAAACCCGTCAAAGCGGGGTTTATTTTTAGCTAGGCATTGCATCTGTGGCGACCCAACAGAGTTAAAATGCACTTTTCAATGAAAATTCATTTTGATAGAATTTTGCCGCGCTTCGTGACAGGAAGCTGGGTCCACGCGAAGCGCAGCCCCGGCAACCCGATCACACCTCTCGTGCCGGGGCTTTCCCTGGTCGTGACTTACTTCGCGCGCAGTTCGATCGCCTTCAATCTCTCGGCAAAGAATATGATCTTATTCAGATCGTAAAGGCGGCTGGCTGCGTCCTTCTCGCCAAAACGATAACAAGCCTTAAAGATGTTGCCGAGCGCAAAGGACATGCCTTTGTACTCAATAAGGTCGTTTAGCTCACTCGCACCATCTGGCAACTCGTAATAGCTGGTCGAGCCGCCATCGGAGGTCACAGTTGAAGGAAGGCCGTGGACGGTGATGTCGCCTAGACGGGTTACTGGTCCTTTATAGCGTATCATACTTCTTCCCTCACCTTACGCTTCGGCTCCTCGAACTTCTCAGTCAAAGGCCCACCTGCCAACAATCCGCGCAATGCTGACAGCTTATTTTCCACAAGCGGTCGGAAGCGCCTTGCAGCAAACGGCGGGTTTTCATAACCGAACTGCGGGCAAGTTCCGCGATCTACGCCATTGAGACGTACGCCGATGAAACTGCCTTGCGTGTAATGCTCGAACGGACCAATCCACGAGATCTCGTAAATCTCGCCTTCCTTGATTTCGAGATACTGTTCAAAGCCGACGGCACTGTCGATGCAGACCACTTTTTGCCCAACATGGAATTGGTTCATGCTGTGTCTCCTTCAATAATGGCTTCGGCAATAATGCCTCCTGCAATTCTATGTATATCCGACCACGCATCCTCATCGTCGAATACGCAGATCGCTATCGCAGCACACCGCTGCCTTTCTGCAAGGACGGCTGCTGCAATTCTCTCCTCGATGTGACGCTCAAGTTTAATCGCTGCAATATTTTCGCCCATCATGCCGCTGCCCTATTCTCAATGCTTCGGTACTCAACTGCCACATCGTGCTGCATCGCTCGATCGATGCCCATCTTCATTCCGGCGCTGATACCACGATCAGAGTAAACAACGCATTTCGTAGCCACACGATACCAGGCAAGACCGGCCTCAATGCCCAACGACCGTTCATCGGGCCGCATATCGTCCAACACTTGCGTGTGCAGCAAATGGCTAGCAATCGGTGCCTCGCCTCGTCGCAGGCTGTCTAAGAGGCACGCTCGTGCATATGCTATGTTGCCGTCCACGTCGCCGCTGTAAGGTGTTTCGATGATGGAGAGTGGTTGACGGTTGTCGTTATAAGGTTTTGGCAGGCACCTTATAACCCCTGTTCTTAACAGCCGCCCTTCAACAGCTGCGCGTGCGGCTTGGTCTTCTGCTTCTTCAAGCATATGCTCTCCTCGTGTTGTGGTGAAACGCCGCTTGGTGGGCGGCGTGGTTGGTATTGTCTTGATGCGGTTTCCCAGCCTACACTGATAAACAATCAGGGAGGCCGATATGCAAATATTAGACGCCAAGTACGTTGGGAACTCAGCATCCATCACTGTGCAGTTCTCCGGCAAGAAGGTGGTCGTGGAATATGGCCCAATAGCTCCACCAATAGACGGAAGGATGCGTTCCCCATTCATCGACAATAAGGATTTAGCCATGAAAGAAATTTTGGCACAAACCAGCCAACTTGAAACTGAAATTCGAGCGGCCGTTGCAGACTATCTAGCGTCCCAAAAGGGCTGACGGTTAGGCTGCAGCCCTTTGACTTTTCGCATTATCATTAGATGCCGCATACTTCCCTGCGACCATCTCGGGCCGGAGAATGTCGCGACCGACTTCACCAAACTGCTTGCTATAGGTTATCCGTTTAGCTGATCGACCAGACAGCCACCCACCGCCAGCGGCATAAGCGTCTGGTGCTGCGAGCGTTTCATGCTGCTCGACATACATCAGCGTGCCTTTTCTGGCATCGTCGCTGTGTCGGTGTCCGATATGCACGTAGGCGTGTAGCGAGCGGCCAAACATTCCACGGAACATGCCAGCAATCGTGCCCTCGATATTTGCGACTCCTCGCTTGTGCCCGTGATGATAGGCAAGCATCGTGCTGCCCCACTCGAATGCGTAATAGAGCGACGGTGAATTATCGACAGTGATGCGAGGTTCGTCTTCATACATAACGGCGAGCATCTCACGAAGCCATGCGGATGAGGCCGGGTCGTGATTCCCCGAAGCCATCACGACATGAACGCGCTCGTGCTTCTGCAAAAGCATATCAATGATGCGGCGGATCGTTCGGATCACAATGCGAATGACTTTCTGCAGGCGGCTGTCAGCGTCCAGAACATGCTTGTGGGCAGGCGTGACGCTTTCAAGCGCATCGTGATGCATAAGGTCGCCCAACTGCGCCAGAATGGCCGTGTGAGCGTCGGGAGCCTGTGCCACAGCCGCAGAGAACCAATCAAGCAATAGCTGCTCGGCAATCCGCAGATCGTAATCGCTGCCAGTTTCTTCGCGCCACGACATCATGCCGAAATGGTTGTCAGTGATCGTGAACTGATTCAACAGATCCTCGCGACACCCCTTTGGCGCCGGCATAATCGAAACGCGCGGCAAATCTTCTTTTAGTGCTTCAACCATGGCCGTGATTGCTGCACGCTGTTGGTCGGCGTCCGCACGTTCCATGATGTGCTGCGTGACGATGCGCCCTTCGCTGTTAACGAGCGTCGTCTTGCCTTTAACCGCTAGACCGGCAGTCGCTTCGTAGACAGGGCCAGCCTCTTTCGTCTGGCGCATGTACGTGCCGTTCGGCGTCTCGGTCAGGCTTTTGATTGTATAACCGGGCAGCGTTTCTTTCGGACCCATCAGCCCGAGCTCAGCCGCGCGTTTGATGCTGTCGTGAAATGCAGACTTCTTGACGCCGCACGCGTGCGCAGCCTTCGTTATCGTGCCGTGCTGCTGATATGCAGCAACACGGCGGGCTAGTTCTTGTTTGGAAAGCATTTATTGTCCTCGAAGCTCGTGTATTGACGGGCCTTTGATCTCAATCGTGGAGACCGGGCCGCCGGGCTTACTGTCGTCGAACACGCCGACCACTAGACGGCCGGTATACCAAGCGAAGGTGTCGAGGTCAGTGCGTCCTGAAAATAGCAACGGGCCATCTTCAAATTGATGATGGCCATGAACAACGTGCCTTTCGCGATGCCCGCCTTCATATCCATCTGGATACAGCATCCATTGCATGGTCTGTTTCGTCTGCTTATCGAGCGGGATAGTCTCGTCAACGCCGGCATGAACGAACACACGATGCTCATCCAAGTGGATCATAGGCAGGGCTTTAAGCCAATCGATGTGCGACTGTGGAACAAGCGTGAGCGCTGAGGATATAGATCCGCCTTCCTTTGCTCCGTACGACAGAAGTGTCGCGCCGCCACCGTTCGGCATCCAATACGAGCCCGCGAGGCCAGTGGCGAAAAGGCAGGTCAACATGATCTCTTCATGATTTCCCTGCAAACATACCCATTTCCAGCGTTTCGGGTCATCCGGCCCTTGCATCAGTCGTTCAATGACCTGTGCGCTTTGCGGCCCACGGTCAACGTAATCGCCCATGAATACAATGGTGCCACCAGAGTGGCTGCTTTGTTCGATGCGTTCGATTGCGGCCAGCAATAGATCGTATCGTCCGTGAAGGTCGGCGACTGCAAAAGTCTTACTCACGCGGCACCTCTGGCAACGATCATGGCGTCGGCGTATGCGTAAGCTAACGAGGCGGCCACCTTTACGATTGTTGTATTGTTCGTCTCTGCGAAGGTCGCCATCTCATGGTGCGATCCGCCAATAAGACCTTGCAACGCCTGCCCCGCAAAATGATCACGTATCGTCAGACCTTCATGAAGACTGCCTATACGGAACCCTTGCGGATTTTGCCATGTAAGGAATGGATGGGCAGGCCCACCCGTATTTACGCGCGCACCCGCGCCCTGTGCCTGTTCGGACATACAGTCTCCTCGTGTTGATTGGTTTGCGGGTTGGTGGCCCGCAATTTGTCATTGTGGTGGAAGTGAAAGGGGCGTCAAGTATGATGGGTGAAATTTAGGATTCGGGGGGGGGGATTTGCATGTCGAAGGCGACAATCGGAGTTTGCGCATTTTGCCAGCAAGAGAAAAAGCTCTCCAGATCACATGCAATTCCCAACAGCTATTTTCGATCCGCAAAGAGTAATGGTCAGGCAGTAAAATATAAAACTGACAACTCTCCAAATAGCGTAACGCAAGCTAGCGGTGACTGCCCGATGCTCTGCGCTGAATGTGAGAGCCATTTCAATGTCAATTTTGATATACCACTGCAGCAAATTATTGAAAAATTAGATAGACAACGAACTATATGTGCTAACGACGCTCGTTCAATTTCTCGTGCAATGTTATCAGTTGCTTGGCGAGCCAGTAAAAGTGACGCTGAGTTTTATCAGAATTTCAAATTATCCCGTCATCACGAGGATCAAATCAAATCTCTTTTTTCGGATAATTCACACAAGTCATTGGCTCATTATGCCGTGAGAATAAGCCGATTATTTGATCATATTCACGGCAATGACGTCAATTTAGCAAAGATAATGCTTTCGCCACGCATCCTCCGAAACAAGAATGGCGTAAACCTTACGTTTATGTTCGGAGGCTGCTTTATTGAAATACTGTCGCCACGTCCTCCACGTCCGACAGCTGTTAGTGAGCACTACCTAAAGACTGGACTGGGGAAGAACAATATTAGAACGATAAGTGTTTATGCGGTGCCAGGGTACGGTGAAAACATGTTGCGAATGCTTGAGAAGGATCGCGAAGATCATGTGACGCCATCCTTCCGTCGTTTTACCGCGCCCAACTGAATCGCTCACCCCCTAGCCCGCGTTGTCTTCTGCTCAAACACACGATCCATGCGCTCGGTGAGTCCGTCGATGCGGTTTGCGACGCTTTCAATGGCGCGCATGATCTGCGAGGTCTGTTCCTGCATCCCGGCCTTTGTGGCGAAGGTCTCAGCCGCACGTAGCTTATAGTCTGACAGCTCCTGCCGCGTCAGTGCGGCGAGCGCTGTGGCTGCTTCGGCTTTGGCGGCCGTTTCATTTCTCGCAGCGTTGATCTTGCTGTCGACGTACTTCCAAAGGCCAAACAAAAAGCCAAAGAGCATCACGATGAAGCCGACAACGCCCATGATTTCAGGTCCGGTCATGCTTCGTTTCTCTTTAGATTAAACATAGTTAATGTGCCCCTTTGTGTTCGCTTAAGGTCTTTGCTGATATGATTGCGGCATGAGACAGGTATCGAACAGTTTGATTGGAGAAATCTTCGGTGCGGTTCTGCGGGTTTTATGCATCGCGGTGCCGGTGATTGTTGCACTGGCAGCTATAGTCTTCATCGTGAAATACGAAGAGAGACGGGCGTTCATGCCGAAAGAGCAAACCCCGGGAGTGACTGAGCCTTTGGGCAACTGACCTCAAGGCCGTACCCCGCACAGCTTTTCCATTTTCTCATTCTCGGCCAGGATCTGGCGCTTGGTTTCTGACGTGTCGTCGTGGCTGGCGTAGATCACCCCCGCCACATCGCAATAGTTACCGCTTGTCGCGCATCCACTTAGCAAGCCGAGCGTCAACAGCGCTGTCATCAAGACGGCTGACTTCATTTTCTATCTTCCGTGCTTTGGTTGCCGATTGTGCTTCGCGCGCGGCCTGAGCTGTTTTGCTGTCGGACCGGCCTTTGAGGTACGCGCTGACAAGGACGGCCAACGCCGCGCTCAGAGCAACGGCGTAGCCTGTCAACTTGGAGCGAAGTGCTAGGAGGAAGGTCATGCTTACTCTCCTGTAAGAAGCAAGGACTTCGAACCGTCGCATTCGCGGCGGATCAGATACCCATCGCGAGTTTCGGTGATGCCTTGCGCGAGCGTTAGGTGCACACCGGTCCAACACTGGACCTTTTCGCCAATCGCGACTTCAGCAGTCTGCGCATCAGCATCGTAATCAATTACGATCCTCACGCCGCCACCCTCTTCAGTTCGAGCCTGTCTGTATGCCAGAGCCAGAAACCGCCACCGATGGCGACGAGCACTAGTGCGACTGTCAAGAATGCCCACGGGTTCGACACGGCGCTGATAAGGCCAGTCAAGAACGTACCGCCACCAGCTGCGACGATGGTCTGCACCGTCTTATCCTTGAGCAAAGGCACGTCGTCAGGCTTGGCGTCATCAGGAGCAGCGGCCTTCATTTCCCGCGCAGCAATCAGGCTGTCTAGGAAGTTGCGATAATAGCCGGAGATCAGCGTGGCCTTGTCGGTGCCGTTGACGATGACACGCGCGCCTTCAGGATCTGTTTTGCCCTTGCCGAAAAAGTCACTCAGCTTGCGCCCAGTGAACTTGCCCAGCACCATGCCTTCAAAGAGGATACGGATTGCCGTGGCTAACTCCAGCGCCTTCTCTGGCGCATCGGCAATACCGAACTTCTTGTAGTTGTCCTCGCCTGTAATCTGAGGCAGGCCTCGCCCGCGATAAGTCCAGCCGTCATTAACGCTGTCGTTACCCATGCGGCCGCCATAGACCTTATTAGCGAGCTTTTGAGGCTGGCGAACATATGGCTGGGCCGATGCGATTGACGAAAAGCGCTTTGGCCATGTCTTCCGAATTTGCGCCGCACTGGTGTAGTTCAGATTCTCGATGACCGGCTGCATCTTGCCGCCAGTCTCATGAAAGACAGTCGCAAGGATATAGGCGGTCTGCTCGTCGGGTAAATTGCGGCGCTCGGCTTCGGCCAAGATAGCCGATGTGCCATCAACCTGAGCCTGGCTCAAACGGCCGCCAAAAGGCGCGCGCCTCGCATACGCGAAGAACGTTGTTTTGTTCATTTGATTGTCCTAGATTGCCGCCACAACTTGTGAGGGCGGGAATGAAACGTTTGGGAATTGTGGCGCTGCTAGCGCTGACGGGATGCGCAGGTGCGAACTATGCTATGCAGCACTATTCGAGCGTTAAGCCGGTGTCGTATACAGCGCCATCAGGCACTGGATATCGGATTTACGATAAGCCGACTGAAAACCGCTTAATGATAACTCCCACCTTAGGCGCTTCCTTTGGAGGTGGAGTTGTTAAAGGAGCAACGTTCGGAGCCTACAATCCAATGAACGCCGAAGTGGTCTACCGTGATGCGGCAGAAGCATTCCTAGCATCAAAGGGCCGCACCTGTCGGGTTAACGACATTTCTCTTGTCTTCGAGCCGCAGTATGAGGCCCGGTATCAGTGCGAATAATTTTTCGCTAAGACAAAAAAGAAGATTGTGCAGCCGGGCACTACGCCGCCCGGGTCTTTCGGGTTGTAAACGTAGTCGCCTTCATCCGTGAAGACATGCGGTATCGCTTTAGTGACGGCAGCCTTTTCGATTTACTTTCTTAGAGTTGCAGATTTGAAATTCTCGTCATACTCTCCGCGCTGGGCAGGCTTGGGGAGATTTCTGTGAAGCATTTACTTATTGTTACCGTTGTCGCTGCCGCGTGG